GATGCTCAAACTATGGAGTGTGTTTTGAATAAAGCAAGAAATGAGCATTGGACTGAACATGATTTAAACAGAATGATGGATAACATAAAAGAAAAATACATAAACTAATACAATGGAGAAAATAAAAATGGAACAATACACACAAGAACAACAAGATATGATAGATGCTGCGAGTGATTTGTACGAAGATGGTAGCACTGATAAATCTATTGCCATTGGACTCACACAAGGTGACCGGTTGGTGGCGGAAATGTGCTTGCCACAGACCATTATGAATCACCACGAAACGATTTGGCTTCCGACTTCCACGATTTCTGTGCTTTGAATAGTTTGGATAGGACAGATATAAAGAGTGCCGAGTATTTCTTAAAAGAGTTGAAAGCAGAACAAATGTTAAACAGTATAAAAGGAGATTTTGAGTAATGCGGATATAAGAAAACCAAACAACATAGAGAGAAATTGAGTAAAGCACTCATAGAATATTGGTCGGATGAAACTAGGCACGATGAATGGCAAGAGAAGATTCAAGAAGGCATTGAAGAATACTGGGCAGAGAAACCACAAGAAGATTTTGTGCTTGGAAAAAGATACAGACAGAAATTTCATGGTGAACGAGATAAGGTCTGCTACCGACTTTTCCAGCGTGAATATCAAAAGAGATTTCGTGAGTCTCACCCTCGGATATTATGCGTATTTGCGACAGAAGAAGGAAGGTAAAACAGACAAAACATACGAAGAATGGTATAAAACATACATTCCATATAAAAGATAACAAGGAGAAAGAAAATGGATAATAGCGAAGAAAGAGAAGCTTTGGAAGACTGGTTCTTTGAAAAATTGAAAACAACATTCACACCAGGTGAGATTAAACTTCTAATAGAAGAATACAAACAAAAGAAGAAAGAATTGGGTAAAGAAAATAAGGAAGAAACCGATGAATCATTTATGCCTAATAACTAACGAGCCAAAAGATGTGGTGAGAGAGTTTGTGGATTTCCACAAACCTCTTTTCAATGCTATTCATATCTACAACAATGGAAAGGAGTTGTTCCAGTTTGGTGATGTGATTGAGTACGATGTTCGCAGTGTAGAAGCTCCACAGGTTAAATGCTACAACGATTGTTTCTCTAAGTTGAATTATGGTGATACATTGACATGCCTTGATACCGACGAACGATTGATGTTGGAACAGGACTTGGATAGTTTGTTTAGAATGTTTCCTTTGTTTGATGTGCTTCACTATTCGTGGCAAATTATGACCGACAATGGATTGACTACCCGTGACCCAAACAAAACCTTGATGGAACAGTTCACAGAGATAGCACCAATGAATTGCGTTTATAATGCTGACTTACCAAACAACATAACAGAGAACTACCACCACAAATTCACAGTGCGTAAGAGCTGGAAACCAACTACGATTGACATTCACACTGCCCATGTAAAAGGTGGATTGGCATTTGATATGAATGGCGTCCAGGTTAGTGTGGATAGTCCTTGGAGTAAACCCATTTGGAGCCGTGCGTTTGTTCGTCATTTCTTAACACAAGATACCACAACATTTTGTGAAAGACGATTAGGGAAACTTGACGCATGTGGGAATAGTGTTGGTGATATAGATAAATTGGAATATAGGTATTTTAATTTAAATAAACGAACACCTGAGAAGGAGAAAATCTTTGCCGAAGTTAGAAGAAATAGTAAAAGCATTCAATCAGTTCCAGTGCTCGGCGATACAACAGGAGTACAACCAATGGGAAACCGAACCACAGGACCTGAAACCATTAGTGGAAAATCTAAACAAACTAATGAACCAGTACATAAAAGAGTTGGAGAAAGAAAAAGATGAACATAATAGTGCCAGAGAACATTCCGATAGATTATAGTATTCCATACGAACAAGAGTTCAGTTTTATAATTTGCCACAAGCAACTGGAAAAAGACTACTTCCAAGACATTAGTTTAAGGCAGTATATAACAGACCAAGATGTGCCAGGTTGTATTAAGATACCGAACCAATACGATTCACGAATCTATGGTGAGCTGCGGCTTTTGGAAATGGATAGCAACCCAAATTAGAGATTGCGACAGAGCTTCGCTACTTCATTATAGACGCCGATTGCCATTCTCTATGAGCCCTGTGGTTGTTGCTGCTCCAATAAAATTAGATTGTAGTGTGTTAGAGCAAACCGCATTTTTCCATTCACCAAAACTTGTAGATGCTATGCGTAGAGCATTACCACCTGAAGAAATACAAATCTTGAATGGAAATTTAATTTATCCATACTGCATAGCCAAAATGCCTAGACAAGTTATATGGGATTTCGTGAATTTCATTGAGCCACGAATGATACAGATTTTCAAAGAACTTGGATGCCCAACAGAGATTGAGAGTTTGAAGAAATGGGTGGCAAACGATGAAACATTCTGTAAGCCTGTGAATGGCAAAGATACTAGACCTGAATATCAAGCACGAATTGGCGGATTTTTGGGAGAACGATTAGCGACTGTATTTTGGACTATATTCTCACAACGAAACCCTATTGAAGTTCGTGAAATAAAACTTTTAGAGCCCTCAATGAAAATATAAGGAGAAAATATGATTTACAATGAAAAACATGACAGATACATTGATAATGATTATGTTGTTTATAGAATAAACAAAGAAGGAAAATTAGAACAATGTAAGATAAGTTATACTAACGGTTATTTACAAACAGGTTCAAAATTAAATGGAGTTGTATTATTACACAGGTTAATATGGGAAACTTTTAATGGTGAAATTCCTGAAAACATGTGTATTGACCATATTAACACTATTCGTGATGATAATAGATTGGAAAATTTAAGAGTAGTCACTAGACAAGAGAATATGAACAACCCAATAACTATTGAACACTTGAGAAATTCAAAGACGGGTGAAAAGAATCCTATGTTTGGCAAAAAACCCAGTCAAAAGTCAATAGACGCACTACTAAAAAATGCTGAAACACCAAAATCAATATTTGGTAAAAAATTCAAAGAGCACTTCGGTTTTGGATTTTCTCAAAACGAGAAACTTTACAAAAGAGAGTGGTATCACTATAACAGATATGGAAAATGTACTTGGGAATAGTTTATACATAACTATGTAGTTCGCAAGAATTACCAGGAGTTTCGTTCATATCTCCTGCTCCAATGTTATATTGTTTTCCCACCCTATGTACTGAGTTTCACATAGGGTGGGTTTTTTAATAAATATAGAGAATCTTTTATTTGGAGGTTTCAAATGGAACAGTTAATTGAAGTTTTGCAGGGTATAATTGAGAAATATCAAATTGAGCAGCAAGATGTGGCCCTCATTCAAGAAGCCATTGACGCAGCTCAAGGTGCTACTGCAGAAGAATTTACTTACGAACAAGAACAAATGTAATACAAACAAGGTAATGAGGCACCTGTAAGCCCTCGTATTTGGAGATTAAACATGGAAGAAAAGAAAACAAAAGTTAATAACGAAGATTTATTCAACGCATTGGTAGTAATTGACCAGAAACTTAATATGTTGTTAGAAATCCTAACAAAAGTTAATACGGCTGTGGAAGAAGCACAGAAAGAAGGTTAAAATCATGTCTGCTCCTTTCAAACAACCTTGGAAGCGAGTAATTGAATGGGTGTTGAGTGAGTTCACAGAGCCTGTATGGGCTGACTGCAACCCACTTGACAGCACATTTAATATGGTTTCCGATGGCTCTCGTAAAGACAAACTAACTTTTCAGTTTCTAATTACAAAGCAAGTCCAAGGTCCAAAGCCAAGTGAAAAATCTTATTGCCGTTTTGAAACTTGGTACAAATTAAATAAAGACTACCTACCCACCGATATGCGTGATTTAAACATTGGGCATAACTACCTTCGTATTCGTGACGATGATGAAAAAGCATGGGAACTTATACGCAAATTTAATGAATGGTATGACTCAATGATGAACAAAGTAGAACTTGAAATGTGCCAAAGATATTTCAATGGCGGTGCTCGCAGACATTTAGACATTCTTGAAAGACGATTTAGACAGAATTGGGGCAACCAAAAAGAAACCACTATTGAAACAAACAAAGACCCTGATAGTGATAGAATAGTGATTAAGTTCAGTGAGGCATAATGATTAGTAAACGACATTTTATAAAAAATAGAAGTAATTGTTTTTGCCAAACACCAGAACTAATTGAAAACTACGAACAAGCTATTAATGACAAAACACAAATTTGGGTATGCCATCATCGTGATGAGGTTAAGGTATTACCAAGTGGAGTTGAAGTGAGACGTCCAAGAAAAGAATTAATAGAGAATGGAAGATATTATAATTGCCCACCAAATGAATTAATTTTTCTTACTAAAGGTGAACATCAAAGACTTCACACAAAAGGACATAAAAATCCAAATGTAGGTGTTAAAATTAGCAAGGCTCTAAAAGGAAAACAAAAATCACTTGAGCATAGAAAAAAATTATCTAAATCACACTTAGGTATTTCACCAAGTAATAAGAATAAATCAGCTTCAATCTTTGGTGAAAAATATATAGACCATTTCGGTTATGGTAAATCAATAAACGAAAAACAATACCGACATGAACATTACATTTTCACTAGAGATGGCAAATGTAGTTGGGAGTAATTATGGAATATGTTTATCGCTTGCTCCCTGTACAAAAAGCCTTAATTGAATCAAAGAAATCCACAGCGGGAATTTATAGTGGTCGCGGTGTGGGTAAAACTTATATTTTATCCATAATGATTACAATGGCTATTTTGCGTGGTGAAAAGTCTTTATGTTTCTCACAGAACTTCAAATCACTCTCACAGAATTTGTTTGAAGAAGTGATTTCTCGTTTTTCCGAACTTGGTATAACCCCTGTGTACCATAAAGGCTCTATGACGATACAGTATGGTAAAGGAAAAGCATTAGGATTCACTTACTGCTCTCCTGACGCATGCCGTGGTCAGACCAGATGTAATAATTTATTTCTTGACGAAGCAGCATTGATGCCAAATGATTTATTGGCTATTGCAGCTCCTTGTTTGCGTGGTACAGGTGGCGAACCAAAGATTAGATTTTGTTCCACACCTAGAATGGGTTGTAAATTTAACACTATTGTTCGTGAGAAAATGAACAGTGGTGCTTGGGATGTATTCACTTCTGTTATGCGTGATAACAAATTTCTCACAGAAGAAGAATTGCGTTTAGCAGAAGAAGCCATTACAGACCCACTAATGCGTAGACAAGAATTGTATGGCGAGATTCTTGACAATGTTATAGAAAACTGTATTGTTAATATAAACGATTTTAGCACCGAATCGGCTGGTCATGGTGGTCGCATTATATGTGGGGTAGACTTCGCTCGTTTCGGTGTAGACTGTACATGTTTCTCTATTCGTGATGACTATGAATTGTTAGAACAAGTTAAACTTAATTGTGCTGATACTGCGAAAATTTGTTCGGAATTTAGACGATTAGATGACAAATACCATTTTGCCGCTGTGTATGAAGATGCTACAGGTGGTTTTAACATTGGTTTCCACGATACTATGAAATTAACCCATAAGAATTTAGTGGAAATAAACTTCGGTGGTAAACCATTAAACCCACAAGACGCAAATACAAGAACTTCAATGTATTTTAATTTGGCAAGTGCTATACAGAATGGTTTTTATATAAACGAACGAAAATACAAAGACTTGTTTGAAGAATTGAAAAACACCAGTTATATCATTAACAATGCTGGTAAAAGAGCATTAGTTCCCAAACAAGATATTAAAGAAATCCTAGGTCGCTCACCTGACTCTTGCGATAGTTTAGCATTAACTTATTGTGATAACCCTTCTTCAATCGTCACTGCTGAACGAGTAAAAGAAATGTGTGAAAACCTTTTTAGATAAGCATTCTAATAAATATATGAGAAACGAGGTAAACCCAATGGAAGATATAGAGTTTATTCAAAAAGTTAGAGAGAATTTAAGTAAATCTTCTACACACTATGAAGATTTAATACAGCGTAAGAAGAATGACTTACAGTTCTATTCTGGTAATTTTTGGACTGACGATTTAGTTGAAGCCTGTGATAGAAAGGGTAGAATAAATCGTTCGTTCACATTTTATCCAAAATACTGTTCCGCTATTGTTTCACCATTCTCAAAATCCCCATATCATGCGGAAATTGAAGACCCAGATGGAATTTATAGTGAAATTCAAGAACAAGTTAATAGAATTGAAAACCAAAACAACATGAAATATGTGCTTTCACAAGCATTAAAGCACGCAACTATTCAAGGAACTGGTTTCTTCATTCTTTCTATTAAAGATGGTAAAATCACACCTGAAATCGTTAGAGATGTTTCACAGGTCGCATTAGACCCAACCATTTATGAATTGGATGCCTCCGATGCATCTTGGGGTGCTATTGTTAATTTCATTGGTTTAACCCGTGCCCGCAGATTGTATGGCGATGATATTGTGACCAATGAACAGAATTATGCTTTAATGGATTTTGGTACACAATGGGTATTGCCTTCAAAAGACCAGATCCCATTCGTCACATATTATGAATTAAACGATGCTGGTTCAGTAGATATGTACCAGTGTTGCGGTAATAAGATTGTAAACAAAGTAAACATTAACATCGACCGAATCCCTATTTATCGTGTATGTTTCAATGAAATCGTTGTTAATAACAAGATTGACTACAACGGCATTGTGGATATGACTAAAGACCTTCAGTTTGGTTTGAACCTTGGCTATTCTACATTGTTGGAAAGAGCCAACAGAACACCAAAAGCAAGTTTCTTAATGACACCTGGTATGATTGATGGTCTTGACGAATACTATAAGAAATTACACACAAAAGAATCTATGGTTGCTTTGTACAATGTAGATGGTGACAGACAACCAATTCCAATGGTAGAACAGTATCAGACACAAGATTTGATGGCTACCATTCAAAGCTGTAATGATTTAATGGCTTCCACTATTGGTATTCCTTCTATGGGCTTGAACCCAATGATGAAAGAACAGACTGCTGCCGAGATTTTAACACAACAAGCAAATAGTGAATCCAATGTTGGTATTTTGTACGAAAATGCTTACCAAACCATTTTCTCATTCAGTAGAAATATCATTCAATTACTTTGTTATGAAAATAACATTGAAAAATTACCAGAATTCAAATTGATAAACGGGCCACAAGTCATAACAAAACTAATGAAACGCAGACAAGAATTATTGGCTGTTTCAAATATGGTTGATGATGTGACAAAGAAGATTGTTGCCAAGCACTATATGGAAACATTGGATGCCGATGTTAAAGATGGTTTGGTTGCCGACATTGTTGCTAACTCTCCTGAAATCAACTGGATTAGTGATAGTACTGAAGACGAAGACCCAAGAGCAGTTAACATTATGAACAAGATGAATATGGTTATGACTGAAACACAGAACGAATTGGAAGCACAAATCGTTGAAAATGGTGAATTGAAAAAGACCATTCAAGAATTACAGTTGCAGTTGATAAACCAAAAAGAACAGCATTTGTTAGATTTGCGTGAACACGAAGATAAGATGAACTTAGAATGGGCTAAGCTCGGACAAGAACAACAGTCCCAAGCATTAGACATACAAGCTAAACAACAAGAAAATCAATACAAAGTTGCTGGAGAACAAGCCAAATATGAAAAAGAAATACTTGGTTTGGAGAAAGAAAAGATGAAACTTGTTAATGAATCAATCAAACAAAATAACCAACAGATTGATAGAGAAATCAAGGGTCAGTAATAATGCGATATAATGGTTATGATGATTACTTGCTTGCGGCTGGGTTAGCACAAACTAACCCTGTTGCGATAGAAGCATTTGAAAATGAAGATGTGGAGTTCACACCAGCTCATTCATTTATGCCAGGTATGAACACACCACAGTACGCACAAAGTACATTTATTAGACAAATTAGAAAACCTGCTCACACCGACATAGCATTTGTTCGTTTAGGCAACAATGGTTATCAGTATGGTATGACAGAACCACAACTTGCTCGTTGGATGACGAGTCAATCTTTAGGCAAATACTATAATGAGTATTTGAAAAGGAGATAAACATGAGAACCACAGTTCGTGATATAATTACAAACGCATGCGATGAAACAGGTTTGAAAAACAGAAATCAGCCTATTCCAGCAAGTATATTTGAAACCGCATTTCTTCTTTTGAAAAAGAGATTGGCACAGTATTCTAATACAAACTATCTTTCATTTACACGAAAAGAGTTTGATTTCAAGCCAACAAAGCAAATGATTACTATTGGTGAGTTTGAATTGAACGATGATTATGATGGTTTGGTCACAGTAGTTCCACACGAAAACGATTTACCAGACTCTAACGAACAAACTACACATAGTTTATGGTTTGTTAAAGAAACAAAGAAAGGTTATCGTGTAGAGAATCAAGGACCTGATGCTAAAGCATATATTCCTGTTTCGGATGTAGAAGCAAAGAGTTGGTTTGATTCATTCCCTGATTTTGAAGTGGAGAATTTACAAGAAGTTGTTCGTTGTTTCTTTAGATACGATGGCACAGCATATTGGGATGAATTAAACTTCGTAGCATTTGAAGATTTCTATAACTTCACACCAAACTCACAGGTTTTCTCATATAAACCAGTGAGCGAAACACTAATTGAAGTTTATTTACCAACAAACTATCAAGATTTTACATTCAAACTAATTTACAATGAGTTCTTTGATTTCACCTTGGACAAACCATTAAACATTCCTGGACAATTTATAGCATTGTTTACTGCTGGATTGGTTTATGATTTAGCAACAAACTATCCACGATTGAGTGATGGTACTGTAGCATTGTTAAAAGAACGATTAACAGAGTTAGAACAGAATGTAAGACGCAGTAGTTCAGTTAATAAGTTCATTGGTCGCCCAGTAAGACGCAATAGTTTTACTTATGGTGATTTCGTGAATGGAAGATTTTTAGGCTTGATGTAAGGGAATTAGCAAATGCCACAGGTTAGTTTAGTAGAAAATGTTGTTGGTGGATGGAATGTGAGCGATGTTCGCATTTCAAATCTTTCCGACAGTATAAATTTGTTCGTAGAAACAACAGGTCAAGGTGCTAGTTCTACATCTATCTTGCGTTCTATTGTTGGTTCTACGAGTTTGTTAGAATTGGGTGGAAAATGCCGTGGTTTGTTCCAAGCAAGCCGAGACATGAATGGAAACCCAGTTCTTTTCGCAGTATTTGGTCATAGTTTGTATGTAATTCGTAATGTTGATGGTGATTACCAAGCAACAGAATTAACAAACGATTTGACAAACACACCTGATGAAGTTGGTATGTGTGAAACAGGTGGTGAAGGTTCATCAAATCCACATTTGATTGTTGTGGATGGTTCAAACCTATGGGCTGTTAATACAGAATTAGATGATGCTGGTATGTTAGCTGACATTCGCACTATTGCTTTACCATATCGTATTCGTCAAGAAAACAAAAACAAACCAACAATTCGTATTCAACCAACACACTGTGCTTATTGCTACAACTATTTGATTGTAAACGATAAAGACACAGACGGATTTTATATAACATATCAGTATCCATTTGAAAGAACAGAAACAAACAATGTAAATCAAGTGGACTACGATATTTTTATGATAAACTCCACAAGACCTGGTGAAACGGGATATAAAGATTATGGTTTCGTCACTTATGCTGAATGGTCTCCTGATAATATCACAGCATTGTGTTCTAACAATACATTGTTGTACACATTCGGTCCAAAGAGTACACAGATTTTCACATATAACAGTGATGTAGATGCTCCATTCGTATCACCAACGAACTGTGCTAATAGTATTGGTATCAAAGCACCACACAGTCTTTCATTTGTTGGTGATTATGTGTTTTGGTTAGGTTCTTCAAACATTGGTGAGAATGGTGTTTATCAGTGGAAAGGAAACCAGTTAAGTAAAATTAGTACACCTGATGTTGAACGAAAGATTAACTCAATGTACAATCCTAGTGATGCCACAGGTCAATGTTGGACTGAGAATGGTCATTTGTTCTATGCTTTAACATTTAACGATGACGATTACACTCTCGTTTATGATTTGGCAGAAGGACTATGGCATAGAAGAAGTTCCCGTGACGAACAAACTAACCAATTACATTGTTGGAGATTAGGATTCGCACAACTACACGAAAGCAAGTTAATGTTTGGTACAAACGATGGACATTTAGTTTATTTGGATTACAATAAGTATGAAGAATATGATGGTCGCCCAATGTTGCGTATTAGACGCAGTGGAATGTTAATGAATAATTATCAGCATTTCATTGTAGACAGATTAAAACTTGTATGTAATACTGGTGATTTCGTGAACCAAGAATTATTACAGAAGGATTATTCACCACAAATTATGATGCGATACAGTGATAGTGGTGGTGATTGGTCTAACCAGGAGATTGGTTTGTTGGGTGAACAAGGTGAGTATCAAACAGATGTTGAATGGTTTAAACTTGGTGTTCACAAGATTATGTGTATAGAATTTAGCCTTAGTGATAATGTTAATTTCTGTATTCTAGGTGGACAAATTAAATACAGTTTGATAGACAGGTAATTTGTATGAAATTAAATCAAACAGAAACCAATGATATAACCCAATTTAGTTCACTTGAAGAAATTTGTGTGGCTATGGTTGGTAAGTATCTTAAACAAAAAGCACATAACTACTGCTTAACCATTCGTGGTGTTATGTGTTTTATTCACACTTGGGGTGATTGTGAAATCCAAATTCCAAACCATTTCAAGTTTAAGTTTAACGATGATGCGGGTGAACATGTTGTTAGTGAAAATACAAACAACATAACAGTATCAGGAGTATCAAACTTCTTTTTCACGATAAATGATAAATAGTTTAGTGAGGTATTAATATGAGTACAGCTAAAAATGCAGGAACTGTTCTTGGTAATGCTGGAGCTGGAGCCGCAGCTGGTGCTTCCGTTGGTGGTCCTTGGGGTGCCGTCATTGGTGGTGGTGTTGGTTTATTAGCCGGTGTTTTCCAAGCATGGAGTAATACTGAAGACGAACGAAAGCGTCAAAAAATCATTGAAGATGCTGCGAAACAGTTGAACATGTCCCAACAGAATTTGGAACAAATGTTTAGACAGTATTATGCTGAAAACAATGCTGTTGGAACACAAAAAGATGTAGAGCAGTATCAAGACCTTGTACACAATTATGACCCTAATGAATTTGTATATGATTTTGACGAATTCAATTACGATAAAGATGTAAACGATTTCTATGCTCCAAACAAACAAGCAATTATAGACAAAGTAAGTGACCAATTACAACACACTGCTGCTGGTGCAGGTATTGGTAGAGGTACTGGAGCAGCTAACCAAATCGCTACTGGTGTTGCCGAAAAGAATGAGAGTTTGTATAAAGATGCTCTCAATGCTTACAACCAGGATAGACAATTTGCTTATCAAATTTGGAATAGCAACATTCAAAACCAACAGAATCGTTTGAACCAGTTAAAGAATGTTCGTGATACACAAATCTCAATGTATGGAAACTTGGCTAATGATTTCCAAGAATGGAATCAAAACAAGATTCAGCAACAGATGGATTTGGAACAAAATAAAGCAAACCAAAATCTACAGCTCACATTAGCAACAATTTAAGGAGTTAAGATGGCAGGAAATAATTTTAGAATCCCACAGTGGACACCAGAGTTAGTGAATTGGAGTAATGCCGTTCATGCTCGTAATGATGCTAACGCAAAAGCCCGTCAAGACCAATGGAATAAAATCTATGACATGGCAGCTGCGTATGGTGAGAGACGCAGAGCTGAAGACGAAGCAGAAAAGGCTCGTAGAGAACA